GCAAATCCGGCATCATGATAAAATTCGCTGTAACCTACGTATCTCATTGTACATCCATATGAAAGTTAAATCTGTATTTATAATAAAAAAGGGGGTCATAAAGACCCCCAGACATGCTACCTTGAGCGGGAATTATTGTCCTAGGACATAGTCATATATATCTTTCCAGTTACGCATCAACGGGAAGTCACAGTCTTTGTTGTACCCGTGTTCCATAACAACAGATTCAAGACCTACCTTTGCACCAGCGATTGCGTTCTCTACCTTGTCTTCTACCCAAAGACATCCAGTTCCACGATACGCCTCGAGTTCTTCGTCTTTGTCAGCGCCTGTATCTAAGTAGACATACTTTTCAAACACAGTAGGACCGAATAACTCTTGCAGGTTCTTTGTACGCAGGTGTTGTGCGTATTCGTCGTTACTCAAAGAAGTGATCGCGTGGAATACGTAACCGTGTTCTTCGTGCAACTTACGTACATACTTGATTGCGTCTCGCAGAGGTGGGATCTTTCGTACAGTTGCACTTTCGTTAAACATACGGCAGAGTCGTCGCTTCTCATTGCGCTCTAGACCATACATGAAACCAACGTCGTACACGTCTGGGTTCTTGATCATGTAATTGTGTCGTTTCATCCACTGTTGAAATGCGTACATCCAATCAAGCAGTACTCCGTCACAATCTACCAGTATAACTTTTTCATTCATTAAAAAACGCCTTCCTCTCGAACTTCGTGCATTATCTCAAAAACTTCTGTGGGTGTTAGGCCCTCGTCATACAAAGCAACTTGCAAGTTTGCCCAGTCAGGAGCATACTCTGTTCGGTACATATAGTGTTCAACTAGATCTTTTATTTTTTCTTCAGTCATGACTTACCTTCTCTTATGTGTTTGTCGGCCAAGTAAACTAATTTGTTGTACTCATTGCCGAATTTTACAGCGGTTGAAAGATCGTCTTGATACATCACTAGACGGTATTTGTATTTTGGATTTGGAGACTCACTGATAACAGAACGTTTCCGAGTTTTGGGGTTAAATGCTTCGTACATCTTTACTAACGAGTGATTATTCTATAACAGTTGAGTGCGTTTGTCAACACTTATTTTAAAAAAATTAAAGTTTTTTTACCAGAGTCATTTCGTTACGTGACACCTTCCCTTTAAAGTTGCACATGTAACTAAACTCTCTCACGATCTCTATGTCTTCTATGGACTCTAGATCGTATATGACTTTCTTGATGCCTTCCCACTCTACGTTGTCGTACAAACGATAGGGTATGTTAAGATCATCACACAAAACGGTATCCGTAATTACATTCTCAGTTGTGTGACTACCATCTATGAACGCGAGATCAAACTTCTGATCCTTTACTGTGTCCAATATATCAGGTGAAGGAATCAGATGAACGGTCACATTAGAGTACTTGTCCATGACAACAGGACCGAACTCTCGTCCCCTGGGGTGATCTGGGCAACAGCTAACGATCTCGCTTTCTTCTGGCATCAACTCTGCCCAATACGATGTTGAGTGACCTGCGTAAAATCCTATCTCAAACAATCGGTTGACTTCAGTTATCTTTATCGTTTCGTTCAGGATCTCAAATACTTCAGGTGTGTTTGGTAAGTAACCCCACCCATTTTGATCCCACATCAAGTGGTCAAGATTCATTGTGTATTATATCTTTTATCGTTCCAATGTCGAACCATGTCAACTTTCCATTCGCCACCAGTATAGTGACAGAACTTTGCTTTCTCAAAGAACTCTTCTTCAGTTGCATAGTGTGGAGAATCGTTCCATGTTGTGTCAATAGTCTCTACGTCAAAGTCGTGCTTCATCAACTGCGCAGAGATGTACGGTTGGTCGTTCATGATGGACATGTGGAAGTCGCCGGTGTAACACCAGTCTTCCCACGAATCAAACGTCTCACGCGCACGTAGACGTGCCTCACGCGACCATAAGACGACACCTGTGTTCATGATAGTGATTTTAGAAGGTTTGTTAGGCGGCATTACAGGGACAATAGGACAGTCGTGTAACGCAAACTTACGACAGAAATCATTATAGTTGTCGTCTTTATAGTCCCACGAGTTGTACCCGCCTCCAGATGCAGTAACGAAGTCTGACTCTAGGACACCGTAGACATCGGCACCAGACTTCATCACGTCAAATATGTTTTCTTCTGTGTTGACGACGATGTCTGTGTCCACGAACAGGACATTGTCATAGTCGTCAAAGATAGGATCTAACCAGACACGAGCGCACTCGTGTAGTAAGGAAGTAGAACAACCGTGACCCTTTGTGGCCACTCGTTCATCTGAGTAGAAGTGCGTTGCCCCAATTTTATCGGCATAGTCTTGAAAAGACTCTCTCGATATTCTTGCTACTTCTTGATAGAGTTCAGAACGTGTACCGTCCCATCCTCTTATGCCCCCGCGGTCGTCAACTGCTTGACTCGTTATCATGTACTGGAAAATTGCATTCCGTTCCGACATTCTCTAACCTTTTCATTAACCTTTCGGATCGTTGTCCTACTTGGTGATACCATCGTGAATCGCGGCCTTCAACTGCCGCATTTTTCCAGTCACCATTCTCTAGATGACCATTCATTTTCTTAAACTTACTTAGCCTAGGTCGACCTAGGTTAAACATCATGTTGACCAAGATCTCTTTGACTTCATCTGGAAAACTAGACCAGCGGAATCCGTATAGCACACCACATTCTCGCAAGGAGACGTTGAGGTCTTCTTCGAATGCCTCGTCAACTCTTTCTTCTGAAACTTGTGTTCCAATTGGCTCTCCGTACTCGGGATCACTCTTTGTGATGAGGTGGCCAATGCCGAACGTGAGGTGCCCGAGAGGACATCGGTAAATCTCATAGACTACTCCTTCGTCAATCTTGAGTTGTTCGTATACGGATTCTCTATTCATATCTTATAGCTTTATGACTAGTGCTGTCAAGATCGCAGCTAGCAATACATTAGTCATTAACAATTCGAGTGCAAGTATCGTATGATACCAGATCCAACGCGTCTTGTATGCGTTGTTAACAGAGATGTCTGCAGGATCTGGATCATTATCGACCTTATTAATTTTTTCTGATTTTAACCATTTAAACATCTATCGTACTGTCCTTACCAGCATTCTTTTTGATATTCTTTAAATGACCTTCCCAGTCTTTACCCGCCATAGTCATGGCCGACTTTACACCAGAAACAAGTTTAGGTGTTGATGAAGGACTGTGATAACGTTCCCAACTGGGATTGTCATTCTTCCATTGATCATACTCGGATAACCGGAGAGTCAGTTCCATGATCTCTCCGGTTTCGTTGTTTTTAAATTCATACTGTGGCATTATCTAATCATCCTAAATCTTGATCACTCACTACGACAAAGAACTCACAAATGTCTTTGAAGAGATACGTCACCCCCTATTCAGAAAGTTGTTGAAAAGAAATCAAAAAATTCTCGTACGTAGAAAATGTCATTTTCGTTCGATTGCTTTGAGAATAGATTGCTTGTTTTCTTGTATCGTGTACGAACTTTTGTAGTTCGTTAATATCTCGGTTCAACTCTTTTTCTGATATCGACATAAGGTACTCCTTGTTATAGTTTTGTTTGTCGAATTATAAGAACTTATTCACTGATCAAGTTTGGATATGCCTCCTGTACAATTTTTTTGGTGATGTAACGGACAGGTGGTTTCTTCGCCACCATCTTTAGGACATACTCAGCGTCTTCGGGATGAATGCCTTCTAACAACTGAATAAATTTGTTTTCGCGTTTGTACGCGGGAAGAGAGTCGCCTCTGCCACCAGACACATACAACCCAAACTCTCTGTGCATTTTCAACAGAGTAGTCGGTGCAGATTCTGGTTTATTGGGAGTAAAGGGAGGGCGACCTTCTGGAAGATTAAACTCAATAGAGTCATCGAAGGTCCCCCGTAAGATGTCTCGGAACGCGTAGTTATCCGAGTATTTTTTTAAGACTTCAAGTCTGTCTTCACGAGAAGCAGCGTTTTTGTACTCTTCAAAAATTTCAAATACTTGAGTCTTTTCAATAACAACATTGTTCATATTATGCCTTCTCAATTTGATAGCAGACGTATCGCTTCCTCTCTATGAGTATTTCTTGTTTGGTGGTACACTTAAACAAGAATTGCCTTAGTCCGATATCATACTTAATAATTGTATTGCGATCTTGGCCAGTCTTCCTCTCTAATTGAGTGATCCGACTGTCTTTCTGATCTATCACCTTTATATATTCATCATGTAACTCTGCTATGCTTACAACCCAGACCAAAGAGCACAGCAAGGCAGTTACGCCTACGGTATATAAAGTGCGCATTAGACTCTCCTTTAGTCTACAATTATTTATAGACTAGGAGATTTTTATTCGGGTAGTTTATCTACTTTTGTTTTAATGAATGTGCGTCCCTTCGTACTAAACAATCGAGAAACAAAAGGGATGAACTTACCACCCTCTTCGGTCTGATAACCGTGAAGGTGTGTGTTGCGTTCGGACGTGTAGTAGATGTAGTTGGACGCACGACCTTCCCAGTCTGTGGTCTCTACCAGTTTGTTATAACTCATCATGCATTTCCTTGATCAGATCAATAGAATGAGTGAGACCGTTGATCTCACCCTCAAGTAACATCCAAGAAGTCTTGCGAGTCTCAATCTTCGTACTTGAAAGAACTTCTTGGTTTACGATATCAGTTTGAGACTGCCGGTATTTCACCTTTCGCAGTCTCTCTTCTAATCGTGCAAGTAGCAGTTCTACATTCATGCAGCGACTGCCATCTCAACTGCGAGTTCGGCGGCACGCTTCTTCTTGACACCGTTAGCGCCGTACCATGCAGAAGTCATACGACCGTCAGCAGTACGGCCCGCAACGTGGTCGGTCAAGTACGTGACAGAGTTGAATGCCTGCCACCATGAACCACGACCGAACTCAGCCCCTGGTTGAGTCTCTAACAACTCATACGCCTTCTTCGCGTTAGGTGCGAGGTCTTTGTACTCACGTACCTCATCCGCAGGTGACTGCGATGGGAACAACGTGTTGTAGTAGTTGATCAGCGACTCTGCAGTGAACTGCTTGGACGACAGGAACTGCGCCATCTCTTTGTACTGGTCAAACTTTTCGTGTGCAAGACCCAAGTGTTGCTTGACCATCTGTGGGTCAAACGCACGTCGGTGATTCACCTTGATGCCGTTGTTCGCAGAACCTTTCAGTGCCAGAGACAACGTGTTCATGCAGGTCACACGGATCGGAGTGAATCGGATGTCAATAGACTTACCGTACTCGTGTGGGTTAGAGAACAGAAGGTACGAATCAACTTGGTCGCCTTTCAGTACGTCAAACGACTCTTTGATCTTTGCGAGTGCGTAGACAAACTTACCGCCCTTGAGCGAACCCGCAGAGTTCATCTCCATGTCACCAGCGGCACAGTACTCGTTGAAGAACGTGAACGCCTCAAGATTCTGACAGGGTTCCCAGTTACCACCCACCTGAGTGAGAACTGCGTTATCTGAAGAACGCACCAGCGCCTCCATACCCGTAGGGATCAGAT